CCTGTAATAGTAGGCATCGTTAGGGTGCTTTCCTCCGCGAAGCCCGAAGTCCAGGTCCATTGATTTAGGAAGCTGCCTATCCACAGGTATTGCTTCAGCTCCGCCATGCGCACTCTCTCTGTATAGGCGTGCGTTCTCAACATCACCCCTTTCTCCGCTAAAAGCAGGCTCCTGTGAGGTGCCATCTCCCTCCTTTTTGCCTTCAAGGTTTCCGTCGAGCTCTGAAACGGCATCAAGCGCCTCTTTGAGAGTCTTGTATGTGCCAATGCTTTGTTCGTCTGCATCAAGAACCTTCCATCCTTTTATTTTTTCGCCGGCTTTCAGATCTTCAATTTTATCCCAGTCAGGTCCTATTGTATAACCATCGGGGCTTTCTATGACGTTAGGATAATGAGTATCGGAGTATCCCATCTCATAGACTGACTCATGGAAATCATCTCCTATTACGGAAGGATCTACGCTTCCAGTCGCCGGCGCAGGCTGTCTGCTGGCTTGTCCAGACTTGGTAGCCTTAACGGCTTCATCAAGACTGTCGAACCAGCTTACTTTTTCGGTCCTTACGAACCCATCTTTTTCTATCAACTCAACTTTTGACACAAGGTACTTCTTCTTGCTGGCGAAGGAGTCGCCCTGGGGCACTGGCGTTATCTTGTAGGACTTGTCTTTGTTAATGTAATCAGTCCCTACTGTGACATCAAAAGTGCCATACATATCCCTGACAGGACCAAATCCTGCCGCTTTCATTTCTTCAAACTGAACATCAGAAGGAGACTTGTGATCGGGGTCGGTCAGGTATGACAACTCATACTCTCTGAGTGCCTTGGTTTCGATGAGCTTATTGAGCTGCTTTTGCTTAACCTTTCCAGACTTGTTGGCCTTTTCGAGCTGATCTGATGCGGCCTTGAGCCGTTTCTCTGCGTCGGCTATCGACTTATCGCTGCCCTTCTTCCACTTGGCCTTATCCTTGGCCCTAAGCTCGTCGTATATCTCCTGGTCGCTCTTGGCGAGGTTTGTCTCCCTTTCAGATTTGTCCTTTGCCTCTTGGTCGGCCTCAAATAGCGCCTCGCGCTCGGCTACATCCTCCGGATCTTCATCAGGATCTGGTTCTTCTTCTGCCGGGTCACGGCCTTCCGGTTCAGGCTCTTGAACCTTCTTCTCGTACCTTCCGAACTTAGACTCGTAATCAGACTTAGCATCTAAGGCCTCTTGCTCGCGGTCCTTAAGCTCCGCTTCAGCATTGGAACGTCCTGCTTCAGCCCTGGTAACAAAGTCAATGTCTTCCTTTTTCTTGCTGGATCGTAGCTTTTCAACCTTAGCCCGAACAGAAGCCATCGCATTTTTCCAAGAATTAAGCTCTTCTTCTGCGCGCTCCACCTTGCGCCTTGCCGTTATCTCTGGAAGATCGGACTTTTTAACAATCGTATCAAGATGCCATGCGGCATCAGCATCGTTATTTACATGAAAAGAGTTACCTTCAAAGTTGCCATCATCATCCCTGTTGAATGACTGGTATTGATATCCACTATCAGGCCCAACGTCCAAGGTGTAGCCTTCTTTCAAGTGAATGACGCTGCCACTTTCGACTACGCCATCTTCATCAAAAGTAGTCCTTTCGTATCTTTCTACGCCTGGGTGAGAGACTACCTTTTTTGCATTTTCGTTATTTAGTATCTCGTAATCATCTACCTTTTTATAGGCAGCCTTAAGTTCATCCGAGGCAGGCTCTCCGTGTTCCCTCTCCATTATCATCCTGTATGCGTCTACTACATCCTTTCCGGCGTTAGGGTTTTCTCCCTGCCACCACTTCATGTGTCTTTCGGTAGACGCTGCGATTTCCTTTTCCTCCTTCGACTTCTTCTCAGCAGCACGCTGCTCCTTCTTGGTTAGGGGCTTGGCGGGCTTTGAGGGCTTAGGCTCGGCCGGCTTAGGCGCAGGCTTGGCCGCTTCGGGCGTGAGCTCGGCGGAGGCGGGCGTGGCAGGCTTAGGGGCAGGCTTTGCTTCCTGCTGTTTTCTTTGGCGGGCCGCTTCTTGCTGCCTGCGCTCCAATGCCTTTTCTTTGCTCTTGGCCCTCTGCTTGTCGTTAAACAGCTGCTTGGCTTCTTCAAGGGTCTTGGTAAATCCAAGAGTCTCATACGACTGAATAGATCCATCCTTCTTGATAGCAGCAGCGCGCTGGATCATGAAATTGTCTCCTTGCGCTATTATGAGGCCGTGTTTGTCCGTTGTCTGATGGGATCTTCCGTCGTTCTTAGACACCCAGGTTGCGTCTCTCTTTTTCCCTGAAAGAGCACTGATCAGCGAGTCTATTTCAGCAAGACTGTGGGCTCCTCCTACATAGCTTATGGTTTCTCCTGCCTTGTGCATAGGCTTACCCTGCATGTCGTAGGTGTCGTCAAGAGATACGGCCGTGGCTTTGTCTCCCTTTATGACTATCTTGTAGTCACCCTCAGGGTTCATGTATCCATCTTCAAACTTAGTGTATCCTGCGTCCTTGAGTTTCTTTTCGTGATCTCCAGGGTTCTGAGGACGACCGGTTTCAGGATTGTCAGGCTGAGCTGCGACCGGCTTCGGCTTGCGCTGCGCGGCAGCGGCATCGAGGCGATCAAAGAGGTTCTTCATGTTCGCCTCAAGCTTAGGGCGAGTTTCGGGCGTTCCGTTTCCAGTAGGAGTGAGGCCTTGATTGATATGGGCAAAGCTATCCTTGTTGCCGACCTTCGGGAACCTGTCCCGGCCAGCCTGATGCCTGATATCTCCGATCGTTCGATCGAGCTGTCTTGCGACGGCAGCCAGATCAGCTCGGCCGTAATAGCTGGCCATCTCCTTGCCGCCTGTCTTGTTCAGCCAACCGTCCGCAACACCAAAGAATGGGTACCACTTGCCGGAAGGAACATCCTTCTTACCGCCGTCTCCGGTGCTTAGGTAGAAAGGTACCTGGACTCCGTTCACATTTCGCAGGACCATGAGACGGCCATTGTATTCAACGATCGGAGCCTGGCCCTTGTCTTGAACGACAGATCCTCCGTTCGGCATCTTAGGGTCAGCCTGCCAGCGCTTAGTGTCGTAATTAACAGCAACCTCGCCGATATCCACTCCGGCTTCAGCGGCAGCCTGCTCAGGGGAAGGAGGAGTGTTTCTTGCAGCTTCGACCTCGGCATCCTTGCCGGCGTAATACTTCATGTTCTTGACGTATTCGGTTACGCCTGCAACGGAGTACGGAAGGGGCTCTGTTCCGCCCTTTCGGAGATGTTCAACGATTGCATCTACTCGACCCTTTCGATATTCCATCTCAAACACCTGTTCGGGCGTATATGGACTCTGTTCAGGGTTGTTCTTTGCCTTCGTGATCTGGCTTTCAATGAGCCGAGACAGGCCTTCGCCTGTGGATATAGCAAGTCCTTGGTCCTTCGCAGCCAAATCGCGCAAAGCAACGCCAGTGTGTGTAAGGATCCGTTCGGTGAAGGCAGGATCGCTTGGCTTGATGTTTCCGTTGCGGCGATGGGCTTCCGCGTTCAATGCGATAATGCTGTTGGCAGCCTGGGCAGGCTCCATGGCCGCATGCGCTGCACGCAGCTGCTCGGGGGCAAGGTTTTCGTGCGCAGGTATGTGGTTCGGAACAAAGCTAACCTGGCCGCGACCATCTGCGCCAACTGCGACGGCGGGGGCGGTTCCGGGCTCGACGCTCGGGCGTGCGACAGGCGCCGCCGGAGCAGCCGCTGCTGCGGCAGCAGGTGTAGCCGTGGCCGGCGTGGCGACAGCAGGCGTGGCGACAGCAGGCGTTGCCACGGCAGGCGTGGCGACGGCCGGAGTAGAGGTCGTTACGGCAGGTACGTTTTGACCTGCGATCTGGCCTTGGGTGGCAACAGGAAGCCCATCCGGACCAAGCGGTATCGGGGCGTTCGGATTGACAGCAGGAATATCGACTGCGCCGCGAGCTTCGGCGAGAATGTCGCTTTGGATGCCTGGAGTGACCGGCGTAGCGGGCTTCGGTGCGGACGGAGTAGTAAGATACTGCGCAAGGTTGATTGGAGACTGAGAGATGGCCCTGCCAACTCGAGTCTGTTGGCCTTGGAGTAGACCTTCGGTAAGGGCCATTCCAAGACTTTGACCGAGGTTTTGCTCTTGGCCGGTAAGCGCGTTGATAACAACATCGCCGCCAAGTTCGCCGCCAACCTCAGTTGCGAGCTCAATACGAGCAGCCCTCTTTACAGCATTAGCAGCAGCGATCTCAGCCGCATTTGCGCCAGCCTTCAAGCCGCCAGTGGCAAGTGCCTTAGGGTCGATAAACTTGCCAGTGACAAAGCCAGGAGCAAGGCCCATCCAAGTATATGTGTTAGGGTTTTTGCTGGCGGCGAGTTGTTCACGCAAGCCCGGCTTCCACACAGCGTTTTGCCCTTCTGCCAATAGGTATGCGGTTCCGGTGGAAGCAGCAAAAGCAGCAGCAGGCGCCGTGTATGCGGCGGCAGGACCACCAACAAGCCCGCCTCCAACGCCGCCAACAGTGCCAGCAAGAAGGCCTCCAAGAGAAGGAATTATGTTTCTTCCTGCGCCGTAAAGGGCAGCAGTGCCCATGCCAGGCATAGCGTCTTTAGGTACAGCAAGGAAGTCGTCGTCCGCGATCGTGTTCTTCTTGATCGGGCCGACAGATTGAGGGGCTTGCGGGGCTTCTTGCGCCTTATTTGGCTGCACGAGAAATTCGTCGTCAGGAATAATACCCATGACGAGACTTTCCCAAAAACCCGGCCAGAGGCAACAAAATTACTTCTTCTGCTTGGCTGCTACCTCGTCCTTTTGGATCTTCCCAAATCCCTTGCCGGCCAGGATCCGTTTCTCCTCGTCGGTCAGCTCTTTCTTCGGGGCCACGATCTCGGCTACGGTCTTTGGGGCAGGCTTAGTGTCAGGTTTTGCCTTTTCGACAGGAACAGACTCTTGCTTTGTCTGCGTCGGAACTCCCTTAGGAATAGAGGGGGGCTCTATCTTTGTTTCGGCAGGGAGCTCAGGGGCCTTTTCCGTCTTTGACCCGGCAGGGCCGGCTACCGGAGGCACATCGTTCCTTGGCTGCGGAGAGGTCTTAACCTTTCCAGCCAATACGTCGGCAAAGAAGGCTTTTAGTCCAGAGTGCATCCTGTCTTGGGTATCCTTGTAACCCGGAAGGAATAAAGAACCTGGGACATTCTGAATAAACGCCTCACCGAGATCGCCAAGAGTGCTTTCCCTGTACCTTCTGCCCCTTGAGTCGGTGGTCATTTTGCCCTTATAACTGGGTATTCCGTAGGCTTCACGGTCTATTCCGAGTCGCTCTGCAAGCTCCATGGCATCATCAGGAAGGCCTTTATCATCAAGAAAATCACCCTTTGCATAGGACTTAACACGAGGGTCGCGCTTTGCTTCCTCGCCCTCCATGGCCTTAAGCTTATCTACCACCTTAGCGGCGGTAGATCTCTTTGATCCGCTTACCTTTCCGAATTTGGTTGCGGCATCATATTCCTCCTTGCTTATAGCCCCCTTTTCCAAGGCGAGCTTTAGGATATCATCCTCGGCAGTCCTGCTTTCTTCCGCGGTAGGAGGCCTCGTGAACATGCCGCCCTCTCTGTTTAGATCCTTACCAAGTTGGTCCACCTTATCAAAGTCCTCCTGACGGCCGCCGATAGGCGTATCAGACCAGCCACCCTTACCCCCAAGGGCCTCGGCGTCCCAGTATCGGGTTTCGATCTTTCCTGTCGTTTTACTAATGCCGGTATACTCGTCACCATGCTTGCGCTCGGTGGCAAGATTTGAGCCCGGTGTGAACGGTATGCCTTCTATTTCTATTGATCCGTCAGCCTTCGGGGCAGGCGCACCAGCAGGAGTTGATCCTCCTGCAACGACGCCAGCAACGCTTCCGTCGGCCGGCTTGCCGTCGGCGGTCAGAGGAGTGCCTGGGGCGCCTGTGGCAGTAGCAGCAGGACCCGGTTGGGCGCCAAAAAGCTTGGTGCGCAGGGCGTTAAAGTCCATCGGCTTTCCATTCTGAGAGAAGTCCACACGGCTCCAGCCACCAGTGTCGCTGGTTATGCCGTTTTGCGTCATGAACTTCTGAATGGCCGTACCGGCCGGATCGTTAGGGAAGGACTGGGTTGCGGCCGCCGCAAGAAGTGCAGCGTGGTTGGGGTCTATGTTATGGCCAGACTTGCCAAAGGAATTAACCAGATACTCGGTTGCGGCCTTCTCTCGGTCAGCAAGGCGGTTTAGGTCTATCGGGGCCACGCCTCCGTCTTGACCAACGCCGGCTTCGCCAGACGAAGACGCACCCTTTCCTTTGCCTGCGCGTATGCGGGCGACGATCTCTTGACCTTCCTTGCGTATGTCTGCGATCTCCTTGGCTGTCGCATTTCGACCCATGGCAATATCCAGCTTAGTCTGGTTATCCAAAAGGGCCTGAGTGAGATCAGCTTCGTTATTCTTGTCGGCAACCTGAAGCTTGGTCGAGCTGGCTGGGGCAGTGTAAGGAAGGTTAGAGTTCACCCTCTGAGGCATCTCAATACCGACCTTATCCATGCCTGCCTTGTTGCCGGGAGCGAGTATGGCCGCGAGATCTTCGTTTGATATGTTTCCGCGAGGGATAACTTGAGCGTTTGGAGCAAGTGGCTCCGTGATAGGTCCAGCAAAGTTCGGCAGCGTCACCTTGGGCGCAGCCATCGGGGCACCAGTGATAGGCTGGCCGGTAAGCGGATCTTTTTGGATCAGGGTTTGGTCAGGATTAAGCTGGATCGGCTTCAGCATACCTGCTCCCGCCGTCGCGTTGGTGCCTCCGGCAGCAAGGTTAGCGCCTGGGCTCAGAGGGTTGGCCTGAAGATTAAATCCGCCGATGATGCCAGGAACATTCTTAACTCCAGCCGCACCGCCAGCTCCAGCGCTTGCGGCGATTATTCCGTGTATCTTGTTTACGTCAGGGACTCGTCGGCCATCTTGCGTAGTGATGTAATTTGTAGGATCAGAAAGAAGCTCTGAAAGCCTTTGTGCCGAGTCGTTTGTGTGCTTTATGCCGCGAGTCTCCTCGCCAACCTTAACTCCAAGTGCTTTCTTGTGCCCAGCATCGGCATCAAAGACGCCCTTTTGAGCAGGCAGCAGTTGGCCAAGTCGATACTTCTCGGTTTCAGTCTGGGCGGTGTAAAGGTCGCCATGCTTCTGCATGAGCTGGCCTTCGGCGGCCTGCTTAGGGTCGAGTCCGAACGCGGATCGCGCGTGTTTAAAGAGAGGATCTATCCAAGAGAGGTCAGCCATAAGTGTTTATGCTTTGCGTCGTGATGCCAGGGCTCCGGCGCCAATAGCAGCGCCACCCCAGAGATAAGGATTGGCATACCAAGCAGCAGCGGGAGCCGCAGCGGCAGCAGTTCCAGCAGCGGCAGTGCCAGCGGCCGTGGCAACAGGGGCTGCGGCAGCAGGAGCAGCAGCGGCAGCAGCGGTTGCTGGCTGCATCGCACCATACATTCCAACCATTGAGCCTGCGGCTGATAGCGCCTGGCCCCAGCCCTTAAGGGAGTCTCCCTTGTGTGAGGCGGCTTCAACTTCACTGCCAAGCACGCCAGAAGATCCGCGCGAGAAGTCGGCGATCATGTTCTGGCGTCGGCTGAAATCGAGGTTCATCAAGGCGTTGCCTACCTGAGTGTCTCCAAATCCTGAAGCTATGGCTTTATTTCGTCCTTCGATAGAAGCCCCGGTTGCGGCAGCGTCTTTTCGCTGCGCAGACTCGTCGGCGACGATCTGGGGCGTGTCGCCCTGTGATTTTATCGGAGCAACAGTCGGAGCTGAGGTGACATTTCGATCCATGGCAGCCAATCGGTCGCCAATAGCCTTGCTGGTCTTGGGTTCGTCTCCTTCAGTGCCCTGTTTCGCAAGGGACTCCTTGAAAAGAACGTCAGAGTCACCCTTTAATCCCATTTGGCGGATGCGCTCGGCTTCGCGTGCCGAGTTTATGGCCTTCTGCGCCTTCTTGGCACCTTCGCTTTGAGCGTAAGTGCCGGCGGCCACCATCGACATACCAATAGCAAGAGGGTTACACATGTTAGTCGGTCTTAGTTACTTTTTCTTTGCCTGTGCCAAAGCCAAAGAGGTTCTTGTATCCATCCAGTCCGACCGCATTTCGGTCGTACTGCTTGGCAGCCCTGGCGTCAGAGACAAGCCCCATGCCGCCGGCAAACATGTTGCCAAGAAGTGAATAGGATTGCTGGCCAGCAAGGCGATTGGCGGAATTTAGCGCCTGATTTGCGACGGCATTTGCGTCGCCTGTGGCGTTTAGCTGCTGGATTAGGGCCGTCTTGCCCTGCTCTACCGATTGTCGCTGTTCATTCGTGCGATCAATGGCCTGATTTGCGACCTCAGTGCGGCCGGCATCGAGCTGGCCCTTGAGAATACCCTCGCTCTTGGCTCGTTCGCTGGAGTCGGTAAGGCCGCTTCGCGCGAGAGAGTACGCGAGGCCTTCATTTGCCTGACGATACTGCTTAACCAGCTGCGGGTTCATCACCGCCATATACTCGTCGCTGCGCTTCTTGAAGAAGTCATCATTGAAGCCGGCAAATCGCTGGTCGATCTGCGACATGCCTGACTTGATGCGCTCTTGTCGAGCCACCTCATCAGCCCGAGCTTGGGCCGCATAAGCATCTGATCCTCCTCCGCCGCACATGTTCGTATTTGGTTGTAGTTAGTTTGTGTTTATCGCCGGTTAGGTCCAGCTATAAACGTGGAAAGTGTCCTTATTTTTGCCGAAGTAAGGCAGTGCGCCTTCTCGGGTGGCTCCGAGCATCTCAAGCCATCGGTGAGCGACGTCGTGGCCCTCTATGGATCGACATTCAGCTCGATGCCAGTCGGCCGACTTGACCGAAGGGATCATGATGCGCTTGATGAACTTGGTTACGCCGACTGAAACCTCAGGCCAGCGGTCGGTTGCGAACATCCAGACCTGCCACACGCCTGGCCACATCGGGACTGCCCCGAAAGCAGCTATCGGGATGCCATCTTCTCCGCCGGCTACCCAGCCAAAACGGCCGTTCGACAGGATGCTATCGACCAAAGTTGCAGGATTTTCGTCCCATCTGGTAGCGTAGACCTCCTTTTTGTCGATTTCGCGCATATTGTCGGCGACATACAGCAGGTCTGACTCATTCAGGTAAGCCAATTTCATCAGCCTGCCTCGTGTTTAGAGTGTTGATCGTCGTAGTGCAGGATGAAATTGGCCAGCTTTGCGTAGCCAAGGTAGGAGCTTATTAGCCTTGGGCCGATATGCGTACCCATTCCTGTCGCCGTGATGCGTCCAAGGGCAAAAGAGGGCTGGTCTACCGTCGCTATTTCATCTCGCGCATCGGGGTTGGTGTAGTCGAAGCCGAGCTCGATCTTCCACTGCCCCTCGCAGGTAAGGTCCACGCCGTTCACATACTTGAAGGTGGCAGCCTTGTTGGCGTCAAGGTAAGGCATTTCAACCACTACCTTGCTGGCGTCATACTCGTTTCCTGTATCTCCACCGTATTTATAGATGCTGTTTCCAGACCGGATGTAGACGTTATTGCTGAAAACGCACATATTGTCTATCTGGTATCCGGTTGTATACTCAGACCATGCGTTGATCCCTGATCCAGAGAAGGATGAAAGGACAAAAAGCTTTCCGCCTATCGCTATCCAGTATCGGCCGTCGGTAGGCTCGATGATGGACTTTGACTTGTAAATCTGTTCTTCCGTCAGGGTCGCCATGTGGGCGATCAGTATCTCATCCACGGCAGAGCCGATATCGTTGGCGTAGGCAGAGTCGGTGCTGTCGCGCGCGCGAAGCGACCTAACGCCGTTGTAGGAAAGGTAGAAAAGGTCCACCGATCCGACCGACATTACGCTGCCTGGGGCTACGCAGCCGGTGTTATCCAAGACCTGACTCTGAGCATTGACGCTCGGATCAGGGTCAAAGTACCACATCTGGACGCTTCTCTTGCTGAACACGGCCACCGAGTTCTGGTAGAAGCCGATACCAGACAGGTCTTCTCGGCCGCCAAAGTTGTTGGACATGTCGATAAACCCGGAGCCGACGTCGTAGACACCCCACTCTGTCGCATCGTTTAGGGCGGAGAAGAAAAGCGTAGAACCTACGGCTGCATACTCCTTGCCCTTGTAGGTTGCTGAAAATGCTGGGATTTTTCCAGATACCCGCGTTGCGCCAAATTGGTATGGCTGGTCAGGACTTGCGGGGTCAGTTATCGCTATCGAGTACCTGTCTCCGATCGTAAATGTGCCATCAATCGTGAAATCCATCACGCGCGGGGATCCTGCGACGACATTTTTCCCGCCGGCAAACGCCACAAAAGAAGTAACGATTGCGTCGCCAACCGTGGTGGCATTTATGGTTCTTCCATTAACGGACTCACCTGTTCCTGTCGTGGCAGTAAGTATGATGCGGGTGCTATCTTTTACCGATGCCACATACTCTGTCGTTGATACGAAATTGTTTATCTGAGTTACGATATCAAGAGCCGTCTGGCTGTTTGACGTTTTCCATGCGACTCTCTCGCCGAGCACTTCGACGCCATCGACCTTGACGCTCGATACTCCGTTGAACGTACCTCCGGCAAGCTGACCAGCAGAGTACCCAAGCGTTCTCATCAGATATCTTCCATTTGGAATAGTCTGATCTTCTCCTGTTCGGTAGTAAGGACTCGGGATTATCTGAGCGTAATCAAAGAAGTTATCGCCTGGGTTTCCGCCTGTGGTCCCGGGCCAAGCAGGCTGACTTTTAAACTCTATCCAAACATCTTTCCCATTGGCAGTCTCATGCAGGTTTTCAGGAGCATACAGAGTCCAGCTGCCCGGATCTCGCGCGTTCCAACCGCCGCCGCCATGAGAGTAGATTGCCGTGTATCCTGATATCGCCGTGTTTGCGTTCACATAGAACGCAAAGGCTGCCGCATATCGCTGGCCCGGATCTCCGCCTATGCCGCCAGCCATGCTCCACGCTCCAAATCCTTCTATCGAAGCTATCTGAGGAGCAAGAAATGTAAGCGTCAGGTCTGTGGCCGTATCAGTAGCAGGTTCGCTAATTGTTATGTCGTGAGGCAAGGATCCCTGTATGGATACAATCTTTGCGCCACTTGGTATGCCGCTTCCGGACACGCTCATTCCGACAGATAGGGCCTGCCAACCTCCAAAGCTAATTCCGGTAATAACGGAAGATCCAGACGTAGTGCTCAGTCCTGATCGAGTTATCGGCTCAGGAATAGGTGCATTAAATCCAAGCAGCTCCTTTACCTCGGCAGCACCGTCACCAACCCAGACACCTACGGCATTGGGCAGGTTTTCGTAATAATGCTGACGAAGCGCGTATGTGGCAGAGGCTTTTACTGAAGCCGATCCTCCGGTCAGGAGGAAAGACCCTTGTGCCTGGACCGAGGGAGTCTCGACCTTGGCCTCGGAAACGACAGTCCCTTTGACCGCCGGGTTTGAGTTCTTATAAAGACTTCCCTCAAAAGTCTTTCCGGTAGGGCCTGTAACGCGGACCTTATTGCCGATCGCGCTGCACGAGTATTGTTCGTTTTCGGCATTTTTGTAAAAGAAGACAGACCTTAGGTGCTCGGCTATGCCGGCGTTATTGACCATCGCTGCGGTGACGATGCCAGAGTTCCAGTCAGTGATAAAGGCGCCGTCCCAGAACGGAAACTGCTTTCCGTCATCAAACCTTGCGATCACGAATGGCTTGCCGCCGTAGACAGTGGAATAGACCACTTCGGTCATGGCAGCACCTGTCGGGCTCTGGAGTCTCTGGTAGGTGACGCCATGCGGCATCATCTGTTGAGTGTATTCAATCGAGCCAAAGACGTAGATCGTGTTTACGCTCGTCTCCATCCCGAATGTGCCGGCCGGAAGCGTGTGCTTTAGTTTGATCGCCTTTCGCTTTTCAACCTCACCCCCGCGCGTAATATGCGCGTTCTGAAGCCGCGTCAGAGTGCCTGGAGCTGATGCCAGCTTGTGCCGGCGGGTATCAAGGCCTCCCTTGAAGTTTTCGACGACGATATACGGCATTAGGAGCGATCATCTCGGGTGTATCGACCACCGATGATACGGAGTCGCTCGCCTCGATCGAGGCCGCCGCCGTAGATAAAGCGGTCGTACTTCATGCCCTTACCCTTCATCTTGGCGTAGTGAGTGTTGGCCTGAGCAAGCTTTGCCTGGGCGTCAGCAGCTTTTGTTCGCGCGAGGATCTCTGCGGCCGCAAAGAGCACGATAAGATTGTCGTCGAGCTCAGCTCGGTCACTTACTGCAATAAGCGGATTAAGCTTCTTAATGGCCTTAAACCGGATCTTTTGGCTATTGCTGCTCGGCACAGGCCAGACCTCGAACTGATTGCCTTCCCAGTGGCGCCAGCGGACGCAAGGCTCGGACTGGTTTACGGCCATGTCTGAGTCTTGGAAGTTATACTGCTGCGGCCCGATGCCGTATTCCAGATTATGCCAGATATCGCCATAGCGCAGGTGGGCGCTAACGATGTTGTCGGAGTCTATCTCGTTATCAAAGGTGTAATAACGCTGGCCGGCCAGCAGCGGTTCGTCTCGTTCAATGTAGGCGAAATCCCAATCGTGATCGGCCCAGAGACGTTGCTGCTGGCGGCGTAGAAGGTGGTCATACTGCTCAATGGTATTGACCCCCATACCGACGTTAGGAGAAGCGCCGATCTCGGCGCGGAGCATGTCCCGCAGCTCAAGAAGGGTCGTTCCTCGTGCCATCTTAGTTGTCCTTTAGGAGCTTGGACTTCTTCTCGACGACAGGCGCAGGGGCCTCGACGCCGCACTCGGCGAAGCTGGTGATCAAGCGAGGGGAATGGCCGGTGTAGACCAGACGGACGGCGGGGCCGTAGACACGTTCGAGGCGCTCAATTTCCTCGGCGTTATTGGCGTCGGAAACCTCGTATTCCGAGAACTTCACCACGGAGTCAGCGCCGTGAATGGATCGGATAACAGGAACCTCGGCCGCGGAAACTCGCTTGGTGACAGTGTTCAACATGTCGCCCTGGAGCATGATTTCAACGATGGCGGTTTGCATACGCAGGTAGTGTCCCCCACTCGGCCAATTCCGCAACAATAAAAAGGGCCCCTCCGTTTCCAGAGGGGCCCTCGTATTAGGTCAAGACCGCTTAGGCGGCGACGTACACGCCAGAGCTGTTGAGGCGCTTGGCGACCGTACCACCGGTCCACGTCATCGACTTGTAGATCGCGTAGACGTTTTCCGGGCGGGCCGGGTTGTGGGTCTTCTTGTCCTCGCCGTCCATGACGTACAGCTGCATGGCCTCGTTATCGAGGACATAGGCGTAGTTGGTGCGGGTGGTTTCGCCGGAGGCGTAGCCTTCGATCTGGTCGAGGGTCGGGTCGTACATGAACTCGCCGATGCCCTGGAGGCTGATCGTGCCGATCGACACATCGAAACCCTTGGAGAAGCCAGACTGGGTGTAAAGACCCTTGGAATGGACTTCCTTTTCGAGCTTCTGGAGGAAGCCGGAACCGCAGACGATCGTGCCGGGCTTGCCGCCGAAGCGGGTGAGCTGGCGGATCTCCGAACGGAGGCCGTCGATGATGTTGGTCGAGCCGGTGGTGTAGGTCCACTTGGCAGCGCGATTGCGCCAAGCCGGCTGGAGAGCGCGGTCGATACCGCCGGTGGTGCCGGTGGCATTGAGGTCCGTACCGCCAGTGATCGAGGCGTCAGGGCGGATGTAGGCCGAGATACCAGCAAAGACGTTAGCCTGCTGGGTACCATCGAGCCAAAGCATCGTGTTGAAGCCACGAGCCCAGCCTTCCGCCATGTCATCCATCTTGGCCTTCAGAATGTTGGTCAAGACCGTGATATCGCGGTTGGAGTGCTTGGAGGTAGACTCGCCGGTGGCGGAGTCGGTGACGGAGATACCGTCATGCTTCAGTTCCGTGAAGGTCACGGACAGACCGGCGTGCAGTTCGGCCCAAGGGAAGCGGATACGCTTCGTATTGGCCGGGTTCTGGTAGCTAACGGTCTGGTTATGGGTATAACCCTGGATCGTAGTCGTGTAGTCAAACACGATGGGGAGGTCGATATAACCCTTACCGCCAGGGAAGGTCTGCTGGCGCTTCGTGAGAAGGTTGAGCAGGGGCTTATTCTGGATGGTTTGGGCCATAGCGTCGCCCTTGACGTAGAAATCAAGGGCGGAGTTGGCGATGTTTTCGAGTTCGCCGGTGGTGAAGGCCATGGTAGTTGTTTGTGCTTAGGAGTTACTGAATTGCCAGCCGAACAGCGTCCTCAAGAGAACGCGGGACCGGCGTGGCGCTGGCGGACGACATGGAGCTGGTGGGATTGCGGAGTCCGATCGAACGTCCAGAAAGGGGCCGGAGACGCGCATTTACGTCGGCGAGCGCGCGCTTGGCGAACTCGACGGCTTGCTGCGGGTTACTGGGCTGACCGTTCTGAATGAGCACCGAGGCTCGCTCCATTACCATCTCGTATTTCTTGGACCAGTCCGGATCTCTGGCCTTCTCAGTTGCCTCCCACGCCGAAACTGCATCATGGATCTGCTTGCGGCCGACCTCTTGCTGATACTGTTGTTGGCGAACCATCTGCTCCTGCTGGCGAGCCTGCTCGAACTCCTGCTGCGCTTTGAAGCGTGCAAGTTCTTTGGCGGACTCGCTATCAATGAAGCCATCATCCAGCTTGGATCGAATATCCTCTGGAAGCTCCTCGCCGGCAAACTTGGCCAAGCTGTCGGTGTGAGCTTTCAAGACCTTATAGGCCTCGACTGGGTTCTGCTTCATTAGCGCCATTATTCCCATTCCTTCGGCCATCTCCTCAGGGGTGAGGCCGTTAGAGGTCATGAATGTAGTGATCTTGTCGTACTGCTCCGCCTTGGGTTTCATGGCGTCGCGTTCGGTGATCATCTCGCGCCAGCGCGGATGGTTGTGGAATGGCAGCTTTTCGGCCTGCTTATTGGGGTCTACCTTCTGCTGCTGTGCGTCCTTGCCAACAGCATCGGCGTCTTTCCCATCGGCAGTTTCCGGCTGCTCCCCCTCAGTGGACGAGTCCGAGTCAGGCTTGCCCTTGTTAGCAACGCTTTTTACAACGTCTAATAGGGTGGCCTTCTTTTTAGCGTCCGTGTCGCCCGCAGCAGACGGATCTGCGGAAATATTAGCGTCTGGAGAACCCTGCTCAGCCTGTGACACCTCATGCTGATTATTCTCAATAGGCGCAGTTTCCTGCACCGGTTGTAGGTTGGTGGGCTCGGACGACGAGTTCGAGTCTGTCTGGTTTAGCGTCTCTGGCACGTTGGTATGTTCGCTCATGGGGGAATAAAGTCAATTACGGAGTTAGTTCTCCGTTCATCATCTGATTGCCACCGGCCATCTCCTCTGGGCTGGCAGCATGGCCGCCCATCGGATGACCGGGCGCCTGAGGGGCTACTTGAGGGCCGACAGGAGCTTGGGCTCCAGCTTGGCCGACGCCGGCATCTTGCTGCGCCTGGAGGTTGGCGTTTTCCTTGGCGGCGTTCTGGGCGACGATCGACGGAAGGGCGGCCTTGATGGCGTCGGTCATGTCGATATTGTCGTCCATGCGTCGGATCGCTTCCTTGGCCAGCCAAGCCGGGTCGATGCCGGGGATTTGGAGCAAGGTCGGGGCAAGGCGCTCGAAGTTGCCAATTTCGGCAGCCTTATTCGGGCGGCCGCTGGAGCCAGCCTCTACCTCAAGCATCAGATTATCAGCGATTTCCTGAGCCGATAGGGTCGGCCAAGAAGCACCTGGGCCGGCTACTTTCTGGACCGACATAGGATCCATCATGGTCAGCAGCACCTGTCCAGCTGCGCGGCTAAGGTCGATCAGGAACTCGTCAAGGTCGTCCACATTAGAGCCCATGGCCGTCTGGCGGCTGGACTCGGCAACCGAGACTTCGGTGGCCGTGGAGGAGCTGGTTCCGCCCATGTTGGCTTCCTGAGAGCCGATGACGCGGTAAATGTCCTCCATATACATCGACACATCGTAAAGCGAAGGGTCGATCGGAATAGGCATCACAGGCTGAAGGACGTCGCTGACCTTCTGGCCGGGCTGGATGGCCTGAAGCTGGATGACTTCGTTCGGAGAACGGTCTATCAGCTTGCGAACATCGGACTCAGACAAGGCCCCAACAGGGGTCACATAGAGGGGCCGGTTCGCGTTACGGTGCTCACGCAGGCGCTGACGCGCGAGGTTATATTCACGTTGGATCGGCGTGAGCAGTCGGACGTCGGACGGAGGGTAGATCTCCTTCTCGTTTTCAACCTCGTTAAAGGTGAGCACGAAGAACGGCCAAAAGCGTTTCAGTTTTATATCCGGGCAACTGGGCTCCTCAAGGAACTCAGGATAGCCGTCGGCCATGACATACTTCATTCCGTCACGCTTGTTGTATATTTCCCACACTCGGGCGAGGTTGCACTCGTCGGCCTTGTCTTGGCCGCCCTGAAGGCGCTTAAGCTGGTCTTCGTGGCGGGTGTAGGTCTTGCCGAGGTCTACATTGTAGATCTCTTTGACCTCATCGACGTTGAGAATGAACTCCTGGGCGACCCAATCGGCGCCAATAAAGCCTTTCAGCTGCCGGCACTTGGTATCGACGATAATGGTATGGGACTGCGGAAAGTCAAAGACCATGCCTTCGCTGGCGATAACGTCGTCACCCTTCTCGGAGATTTCATGAAGAAGGATCTTTAGCTGCTCAGCGCGAGCGCTATGCTGGTCAAAGATTTCATCCTTCTCGTCGGCCATCAGGCGTTCGAGCGTCTTAAGTTCCTCTGTGATATCGGTGATCTTCTCCGTATCTTCAGGGCGCTTCTCCATCACGCGATGGTAGCCAATCTTGACGATGCCGACGCCAGTGACGCAGGTGCGGCGCACGAGCTGCTTCATCTGGCTCTTGATATCCTGATCTTCCATTATGTGATGGAAGATGATTTCAAGCGTGCGGGCCACCTTCTCGATGGTCGTGCGCTTGAGCATCCCTTGAGAAACGTCCTGCATCAGCGCAGTCGCCTGAGGGTCCGGCATGCCGGTCTGCTGGATCGCAATCTGATTGGCCGTTTGCGCTGCCTGAAGCTCACTGGCTTCTTCGCCCCAAATCGCAAAGTCCATGGTCTTACGGCGCTTAGCTACGGCCTTTGGGTTTTTAGCGTAAAGAGACGCAACCTTCTGCTTGATATGGCTCTGGACGATATTTGCGACATATCGCTCATCGTTCTCGGTCGGATACGGCCACTGCTTTCCCATGTAGAAGTCCATGTCCTGCTTCATGGTCTTGTGGGCGCGATCCCAATGCTTCTTTGCGCGGATTATCTTATCCTGCCATTCATTAACCAGCGCCTTGCTGGATCGGGTCTGCTCCGGGTCGGGCTTGCGGATGATGCCAGACGCAGGCTTTTCCTGCTCAAAGGGCTCAGGAAATTTGCTCTCGTTAGGCTCGCTTGGTTCCATTTGCTTAAAGTGTTATCAAGACCAGATATTTTTCAACCTGTTTTCTTTCCAGTTCATCGTGTTCGTGGCCTGCTTCACCCAAGCCAACGATCCCCATGCCGGTCCACCCTGGACCACTCGCTCAGGCGAGGCTGCCACTTGGAAGTCGAGCCCCATGCCGATATGCGCTATGGTGTCCACAAAGTCGTCGTGGCGCGCGGATGGGAACTTGAGCATCTCGTTCTGGGCCTCACCCCACCAAGTTGCGAACTTAGGGAAGAATACCTTACCCATGGCCATACGGCCGCGGATAGACTGAGCTCGGCTTTGCTTATCCTTTACAGGCGTCACCTCCTCAATGGCGCAGTAGATCTTGTCTTCGTGCATGCGCTTGCGGAGGAAGGGGCCGATAGCCTTGGAGATGTGGCCCTTTTCCGCCATCCACAGCAGCGGCTTTCGCCGGCGCATCATCTCCAGCATGCCGTCGCACACTGCGTCAGTCTGGGCCCTACGCCAGAATAGGTCTGGAAGTACCCATATATTGTCGTCTTCGTCCACCCCGACGCACATCAGGACCGTTTTATCCGCGTCCTGGGCAACCGATACAGCGTGGTCAGAAGCAGCATAAACCCTAATATTCTTCGGTATTTGATTGGGGCTATCATAAGTTTTGAGCCAATCCCGCTTGAAGAAGTCGCCGTCATCAGGGGTCGGTTGGCCTTGGTAAAGGGCAGAAAAGCCTCGGGCATTGAGGCGCTTGATCTTTTCGAGCACGTCGATCGGGAACTGGTCGGGCCAGAGGGCTTCGCCAACCTTTCGCTTCATAGGGTCGCCTTCAACGGCTATGGCTGGAAGTGCCAGAATATGCCAATTCTCGGCTTCTTCCTTGTTGTAGCATGGGTTGCGCGGGTCGATAAGACGGCCGATCAGGTCGTCCTCGTGCCAGCGAGTCATGATGATAACAACACGGCCGCCCGGCATCAGTCGGGTCATGGCAGCCTCAGTAAACCAGCTCCACATCTTGTCGCGGACGGACTTACTGTCGGCTTCCTCTCGGTCCTTGATAGGGTCGTCAATGATCAGCAAGTCAGCGCCTCGACCGGTCAGGCCGCCACCACGACCGACGAACTTCATTAGGCCACCTTCTTCGGTCTGGATCTTGTCGGCCGACGCGCTGCCAGCCCTGAGCTTACACAGGGGGAAGACCTGCTGGAAGGCTTGGCTGCGCATGGTTTCTCGGACAGAACGGCCGAAATCCTGCGCAAAGTCGTCGTTATAGGTTGAAAAGATCAGCTGCCGATAGGGGTCACGCCCCATGAACCACGCCGGAAATCGACGGCTGGCCAGCTCGGATTTGCCGTGGCGAGGCGGCATCGTGATAATCAGGCGAGGCATACGGCCCGCTTCGACCTCCTCCAGCGCAGCCGCAATTACCTCGTGATGCTTTGCCGGCCGATACCGCGACAAGGAGGTATCATTAGGGTCAGCTGGGTCAGGCATCGTAAACTGGGTAAAGTCTATGATGCTACCCCTTGCCTTCCTAAGCCGCAGGAGGCGCTCAGCAGCAACTATCTGCTGCTGCATGTCCTCCTGTTCTTCTGCCATTAGGCCGGCTGCGCGATGCCGCGAGCTGCGAGCTCGGCGTCAATCTCCGCGCGCGTGGGCTTCGTGATCGGCGGGACCACGGACCAGGAGTAGCCGTGTTTGGTGAATTCCTTGATGCCCAGGCAGATCTTGCCGGTCTTATCCAAGAACGCGCAGAACCCGGTGGGGATCTCGACGCGGACTACTGGAGGGTTGGGGGTGCGAACGTAGGTGTTCATGGTAGATTAGGTGTAATAGGATCCGTTGCCGTCGGAATAATAGGTGGTTGTGCCGTCGTTGTAGATGGTGGTTCCGTAGCTCCACCAGCTGTTCATGGCGTTCGTCGTGTAGGTGCTGCAATCGGAGTTGCTATACTGATCGGCCGTGTAGCTGCCGGCCGTGAATTCTTGGCCGTTGATGTTCACGAACAGATCGCCGCTGACCTGGCCGATGTAGCCGTCCTGGGTGCAAGTGGGCGGGTCGGGGTCACCGATGCTCTCGACGTAGTAAGAGCCACTTCCGTCGGCGTAATAGTTATAATTGCCGTCGCTGGCCAGAAGGGTGCCGTAGCCATACCAGCTGTCGGTTCCGGACCAAGAGGTTGTGCAATCGTAGTTATAGTATTCGGTAGCGTAGTAGCTGCCGGCCGTGACGTCCGCGCCAATCTCGCTGATGTAGATCGTGAGATCGCCGGACGAGGTGTTGCCGGTGTCGCCGCTGCAACCGCCGGTGCCACCGGTGTATTCGGAGTAGTAGCTGCCGGAGCCGTCGCTGTAATAATTGTAGTCGTCGCAGTTGGTGATATACGTTCCGTAAGGGACGTATTCAGAAATTCCGGAGAAATACTCACCGGTGCATGAGCCGTCCGTGTAGAAGTCACCGGACCAGCTTCCAAGCTGGTGGGTGCCGCCACAAAGGCTTACCTCATAAACTCCGGAGTCGCTGCGGATAAACTGATCTGCTGGCGGTGCGCTCTGGCGGTTATCGCTGAGCACATAGTAATTATTTGAGCTATCGAACTGCACTTCTAACGCGCCGGAACAGCCGCCGGCGTCGGAATGGATGATCTGTCCATGGTATGCTGTGATTGTAGTCACGTTGCTACCGGTGGTAGTCGTGCCGCCTTGGCCGTTGGCGATGGTGGTTTCACTTTCGACGTATCCGTATTGGAACGTTCCTTCATGACCTTCGCCGTCAGACCAATTAAACTCCAGAGAAGAGGTGCCGCCGGTGCTGATCACATACCCTTCCGGAAGGTAGCAATTTCCTTCGCCGGGGTTTCCGTTGGTCGTGTTGTAACCTCCGTTGCCGTCGGTCACGGTATGTACCGGGAGGTAATAACCAGCCCAAAGCGTTCCGGCCGCGTCGGTGATCTCGGTGTATTCACAGTAGGATGAGATAACGATGCCAGGATCTTCAAACTCCAGGTCGCCTTGCGCGATCACGCCGAAATCGGTGTGCGTAAATTCAATGAACGAGCGCGGACCCTTGGTCTGTCGCTTGTTTTCCGCGTTCATGACGTTGAGTAAGATCCATTTTCCCAGGAACTCCGGGCGCTGGACCATCCATGAGCGCGTTCCAAGCGCAAGCTGCGGAACCTGGTAGGTGAAACGGTCGCCTTCGTTGTCAGATCCGGCCGGGATAGACAGAAAACCGGCGCTATAAATCATAGAAAACGAAGCATCGGTCACTTTCTTAAGCCTGGTGTTAATGTCCGCGGACATGCTGCTGATCGTGCCGGTCAAACCGGACACATCTGCCATGGCGTGCGTGTGGATGCTGTTAGCCTTACCGGAAAGTGAGCCAGCCAGGCCGGTGACGTCCGCGATCTGGTGCGTATGCGCGAGCGCAGCCTTGCTGGCGAGTGCAGCGTCAGCTGAAACGATCGTTTTATAAGTCGCAGCGGCTTCTGAGATCGTAAGTCCATCAACCAAGCCCGGGCCTGCCGGTCCTTGGATACCTTGGATCCCTTGGACCCCTTGAATACCCGGCTCGCCTTGGGGCCCAATTGGACCCATTGGGCCCATCGCCCCGATCGCACCCTCGATGTTGATTGTCCAAGAGGAATGGCTGCCGTTGCCGGTCTTGTGCTCAACGTCGGCAACCATGACGCCGGTAGTGGCGTTGTAGCTGACAACGACGGCGTGCATGTGGTTGTTTGCGTCGTAGACAATCGTGACGTCCTGCTGGCTGGTCCACGCAAGTCCTGCCTGAGTATTGATTGTCTTAATGCCGGTTGCGATCGTCAGCGTATCGGTGCTGGTGCACGCATATTTGTCGCCTTGCGGGCCTTGGATGCCCTGAATTCCTTGAATACCTTGAATACCTTGGATGCCCTGCAAGCCGTTTACGCCAGGAGCACCAGGAACGCCTTGGATACCTTGAATACCCTGATCGCCTTTATCACCCTTTGGACCCGGAATAAGATGTTCAAAAGGAACGGCAGAGTCTCGCAGCTTTCCGTCGTCGCGCTGGATCTCACCAAGTCGGACAATCGTGCTGTTAAGGGTCGTCAGAATATCATTGAACTCAATGTCGAGCTTGTTGCCGGGCTGCGGAATGGTGGGCTGCTGCGCAGAATGATCGGTGAAACTGTAATTCCTTTCGTAAGGAGAAGGAGGCTGCGACATGATCAAATTGGTAACAACTTTTAATGAGCGTTCAAGCTTTTAACATTTTTGAAAAATCGCAAATTTTAGCGCGCGGGGGGAGATCGAAAAATAAACGGCGGCCGAGGGGTGTGGGCGGGGTCGGTCGTAGTCGGTCGGAGGCGGCGGGAGGCGGCGGCGTCGCGGCCCTCCCTCGGCGTCGCGGCGTCAGCCCTGGGCCTGAGGCGTCGAGCCCTGAGCGCTCAGCCCGAGGCGGCCAGGGCGGGCAGCCCGAGCCCGCGGCGGACCGGACCCGAGGCCTGAGCCCGAGGCCCGAGGACCGCCGGCGTCGAGCCCTGCCGCGGACCGCTGCCGAGGCCGGCCAGAAACCTCCCGACGAGGGGTCGCGTCCGCCCGCCCGCCATGATCCGCAGAAACGCCCCCACCGCCCCCGCTGCCGAGTCCCTGGCCGAGAAGCTACGCGACGCCCCGCAGGCCCTCAGAGGGGAAGCCAAGGGCCAAGGAGGGCCAGAGGGGACGCACCCCCTCGGGCGGGCCGACTGAGGGCCCTGAGGAAAAGAAGCTTTGCGCTTGCAACCCACCCCGAGGCGAGCACGCTCGGCCACCTCCCACCCATGAGTAACACACCCGACGCCCACGCCGCAGCCCTTGCGGTCCTCAACGAACACGCAGCCAAGTGGACCACACTTGCCCGCGTGCTCATCACCCCCGCCGACCTGCTGACGCTGGCCGACGCACGCACCGCGACCGGCAAGGTCATGGCCGATTGGCCCGCCCTTGCCATCTTCGTCTCGGTCGATACGCTGGCAGCCCGATATGCCGACATGACCGAAGCCGAGCGCGTCGAAGAGTGTCACGGCGAGCACCTGTCCGGCTGGTTCGAGGAGCAAGGGGACGATGAGGCCGACGAGGAAGGCGAGTTCCTAAGCACCCCCTCCCACTATTGGCCCGAAGGCACTGAGACGAAAGCCCCGAGCCCCGAGGACTACCGCGACGCCCTCGAACACTGCGCACGCGGCGGCCTTCTCGCCGTCACCCTCTAACCTCTCCCACCCATGAGCACCCCCCGACCTCCCCGCGGCCGCAAGCCGCACCTCCTCACCCGCCTTGCCGCCCTTGCGGCCAAGGTCCGCACGCTCGGCCACGCTGCCGAGGCCACGGCCCGCAAGGCCCGCCGCCTCTCCGGCCTGATTGCCTCGGCTGCGCACGCCCTGGACTCGGCCCGCAACGCCCACAACCCCCGCACGAACGCGGCCAAGGCACGAAAGGCGGCCCGCCATGGCTAAGGCCGAACCGATGAGCGTCCGCGAAGCGTGCGCCCTCCTCAGCGACTGCGTGAGAAAGGGCTGCCTCGGGGAAGGGGACGCCCGAGCCGTGGGAGTCCTGATCCGCGAAGCCAAACGGGCCGAGGTCCTGACCGCTGCGGCCGACGATTGCCTGAGCCTGCTCGAATGTTGCGAACTCGAAGGCAGCGAAGGCGAAGACGGCCGCATTGACCGCTTGCGGCAAGCCCTCTAAGGACGAAACCGAGCCGCCCGACGGCGGCCGGTCCGAGCGTGACGCGCTCGCTGACGAGTCCAACCCCACCCCCTCCCCTTTCCCCCGCCATGAGCACCCAACCCACCCCCAGGACCGGCGACGCCCGCCCGGTCCGCACCCTCACCCAAGCGCAGGCCTTCATGCTTGCCCGAGCCGCCCACGCCGTCGAACGGATTGCGGGCAACCTCGAAGCCCTCGGCAACCCGGCAAGCCCTCGATGCTGGGAACTCGCTTGCGAGTTGCTGGCCGAGCAGGCCGCCGAACTCGCCCACCTCGGGGACGCCATCCGGCACGCCAGCGGCGAAGCCGAAGCGGTCGAAGCTAACTTGGCCGAGATGAAGGCCCGCCTTTAATTTGCGCTTGCAACCCGACCGAACCCGAGCACCTTCCCCACTCCCTCCCATGAGTAACCCGACCACCAAAGCGGCCCGCGAGGCCGCAATAGCAAAGGCTAAAACCGCCTTTGTTCTCCACGAACAAAACCAAGCCCGCGCGATGATCCGCACCCGCTACTTGCAAGGCACCGGTGCCAAGGGTCCGCGCATCAAGGCCTACGCCCGCAGCGGCCGCAAGGGTGAGCCCTCCCTGATTGTCGGATGGGACCACGAACTCGACCCCGAGCCGAACCACGCCCGAGCAGCGGCCGCCCTGGCCCTCATGCTTGGCTGGGTGACGGACGGCGGGCACAAGTCCCTAATCGGCGGAAACGGCGATGACGGCACCGCCTGCTTTCTCATCATTAACGACGGCGGGGCCGGTGTCCGCTACAACGCCCGCAAGGGTTGGGCCGCATGAGCCCCGAGCAGCAAGAGGCCGCGCACGCTGCGGCCGAGGCACAGGTCGGCAAGGTTTACCCATCCGACAACTACCCCAAGCCCTGCCGCTACTTTCGAGCGTCGCAGCATGAGGAGGCGCGGGCCTTCATGTGGGCCCTCGGGGCGATCGTTGCACCCCGAGGCCGGGCCTTCCTTTGCGGATACGGCGAAGGGGCCGCCTATGGCTATTACACCGAGATCGTCGAAGCCCAGGACGCCCGATGAGTCACCCCAACGACCGCGGCCTTGATTGGCGGATTGTGCTCGACCATGGCACGCCGAACCCCCGCACATGGGGAACCGATTGGAGCCGTTACCTCGAAGTCTTCGAGACGGACGAGCAAGGCCGGTTTGCCCGCGTGCTCGGGTCCGTCTATGCCGAAGCGAGCGAGACGAACGAGCAGGCAATCCGCGAGACATGGGCGCAGCTAATGGACCCGGTGGGTCCGGCATGGTGCGCTGATCGCGACGAATACGGCGAGACTGTCGAGGCGGTCCGCTGGCTGGCCGAGACGCTCGGCATCAACCTCGAACAACCCAACCCGCCCCAGGCCTAACGGCCGGGGCAACCCCTTTCCCCCCAACATGAGCACAAACCAGACCGGTAAATACAAACCCAAGCCGCACGCCTTCACGGCGGCGGACATGATCGTTGCGAACGACGCCCGCACCTTGCTGGCTGCCGCCCTCGATGACATGAAGGACATGGCCCTTGCCCACAAGACGGCCGAGGACTTCGTTGAACGAGCGAAGACCGAGCCCGACCTGAGCCCGGACCTCATGCGCACGCTTGCGAACGAGGCCCGCCTTGCGGCCATTGAACACGCCCGGCAGGCCTTTGCCTTGCTGCGCACCATCAGCCCCCGAGCCAAGAAGTAAGACCATGGCCGACACATCCGCAG